CAGAAAATTCTGAGGAGTTGGATTTATATATGCAACTAAAATACAAACAAGGTGTTGAGGTTGCAGAAGAAGCTGCTATAAAATCTGTATTTGAACTCAACAACTATGATGAAATAAAAAGAAGAATTGATGAGGATAATGTTGTTTTAGGTATATCGGCTGTAAAGCATTGTTTTGATGTACACAACGGAGTCAGAGTGGAGTATGTAGACCCAGTTAATTTTGTCTACTCTCCTACAGATGACCCTAACTTCAATAATTGTTATTATTATGGTGAAGTAAAATCAGTACATGTTACTGAAATAAAAAAAATTAATCCTGGACTTACACAAGAAGAAATTGAAGAAATATCTAAAATGGCAAGTAGGTTTAACGGATACAGAAGTACTCAAAACCTAACAACACAAAGCGGCTTAGACAAGTCAAATGTTTCTTTGCTTTATTTTTGTTACAAAACAGACAAAGAAGTTACTTACAAAATAAAAGACAACGATAACGGTGGTCAAAAAGCAATAAAAAAAGACTCTCAGTTTAACCCATCAGAAGAACAACAAGAAAGATTTAAAAAAGTTTCTAGAAGAATCGATGTTTGGTATGAGGGAGTTTTAGTTTTAGGTACAAATACTCTGCTTAAGTGGAATGTAATGAACAATATGGTTAGACCTAAGTCTGCATTTCAAAGAACAATTCCCCCATACATCGTGTCAGCTATAAAGCTATCAAAAGGAAATATTGATTCTCTAGTTAAAAGAATGATACCTTTTGCCGACCAAATACAATTAACGCATTTAAAACTACAACAAGTAGTTGCTAAAATGATACCAGACGGGGTTTTTATAGATGCCGATGGTTTAAATAGTGTTGATTTAGGAAATGGAGCTTCTTATAACCCATCGGAAGCGCTATCAATGTACTTTCAGACAGGTAGTGTTATAGGTAGAAGTTATACTGAGGATGGAGATTTTAATAATGCAAGAGTTCCAATACAAGAACTTACAAGTAGTGGCTCAAATGCTAAAATAGCAAGTCTTATTAATATGTATAATTACCAATTAAACATGATAAGAGCCGTTACTGGTATAAATGAAGCAAGAGATGGAAGTAGTCCAGACTCAAGAGCTTTAGTTGGTATTCAAAAAATGGCTGCTTTAAACAGTAATACAGCCACAAGACATGTTGTTTTATCTGGAATACAAATTACAAAAAGACTTGCAGAAGCTATGTCTTATAGAATATCAGACATACTTCAATATTCTGATTTTTCTGATGATTTTGCGAAAATGATTGGTAAGAATAATTTTGAAATTATTGCAGATATTCAGATGCTACATTTACACGATTTTGGTATTTATATAGAAATAGAGCCAGATGAAGAAGAAAAGCAACAACTTGAACAAAACATACAGCAATCTATTTCAGCTGGATTAATAGGTCTTGAAGATGCTATTGATATTAGAACTATTAAGGACTTGACATTAGCAAACTCTCTTTTGAAACTAAGAAAAATCAAAAAAGAAACTGCAGATTTAGATAAGCAACAAAAAGTAGCAGAAATACAATCTCAAGCAAATGCAAAATCTGCACAAGCAGCTTCTCAAGCTAGAATGCAAGAAGAACAATTTAAACTTCAATCTGAACAACAAATGGCCCAAATGAAGGCTGAGTTAGATTTACAAAAAATGCAGGCTAAACTTCAAGTTGAAGCAGAGCTTTTAAAAATAAAGCATGGGTTCGATATGGAATTAAAGAGGCTTGAATCGGATGTCATAAAAAATAGAGAAGAATTCAAAGAAGATAGAAAAGACAAAAGAACCGAAAAACAAGCCACTCAACAAAGTAGGATGATAAAACAAAGAAAAGAAAATCTTCCTGCTACGGATTTTGAAGAAAAAGAAAATAAAAATATGGTTTCAAACCTACAATCATTAGGTGGGAATATGCCACAAATAAGCGGTATAGCACCTCAACCTCCTTTTCCAGTTCGCCAAGAGCAACAAGCTTCTATTATGAGTCAACAAGAAATGCCTCAAGAACAAGCAGCGCCTTCTCCTGAACAAATCATGAGTATGCTGGGGCAAGGTGGTCAATAAAATGTATAGGTTTTTTACTTAATTTTGCATTATAAATTTAAATTTAATTAATTATGAATCAAGAAAATCAAGAAGTTGATTACAAAGTCGACTTATCAAAACCACCTGTTGAAAAAACAGAAGAGGTAAAAGAAGAAAAAGACAATACTCAGGAAGAGGTTGTTGAAGAAAATAAAGATATTGAATCCAATGATGCTATAGAAGAAAAGGCAGACGAGGTTTCAGGGAAAGAAGCTGAAGTAGTTGAAGAAGTTGAAGAGCAACCAGAGGTTTCTATCTCAAAAGAAGATGTAATTGCTGAATTCTTAACTAATAAATATAGTTTAGGGATTGAGGAATTAGATAACGTTCTTTCAAATAAAGAAAAAAAAGCTCAAGATTTACCTGAAGAGGTAGAGAAGTATTTGCAATATAAATCAGAAACCAAAAGAGGGTTGAAGGATTTTGTAAAAGCAAATGAAGATTTCTCTGAATATGAGGAGTCGACTATACTTAGAGAATATTATAAGCAATCTAATCCAGAATTAGACGACACTGATATAGCTTATCTTATAGAAGAAAAGTTTGCCGTTGAAGAAGGAATAGATACGCAAAAAGATATTAAAAGAAAAAATCTTGAGCGAAAACAAGAGCTTTATAAAGCAAAAGAGTTTTTTAAGCAAACGCAGGAAAAATACAAAGCCCCGCTTGAGTCAAGTTTGGAGGATTTACCTGAAAATGTAAAAGAAGCTGTTGAGTTTTATAATAAATACAACGACGATACGCAAAAAGAGCAAGAGACGCAACTTAAACAAAGAGAAGTCTTTCAAAAGAAAACGTCTGAAGTTTTTTCTGATAAGTTCGAAGGTTTTGAATTTAATATTGGAGAAAAAACATTTAGTTATAAGCCTAAAGATTTAAATAAAGTTGCTAAAAATCAATCAGATTTAACCAACTTTATTAATAAGTTTTTAGATGATAACGGCTATATAAAGGACGCTAAGAAGTATCATACAGCTTTGAATATGGCTATGAACCCAGAGGCATATGCTAAGTTCTTTTATGAACAAGGTAAATCTGATGCGGTAAATGAAGTAGTTAAAGATGGTAAAAATATTGATATGAATGTGCGTTCTAATGTTGATTCGTCAAAACCTGGAACTAAATTTAGAGTCTTACAGGATTCTGGTAATTTTGGTTCTGGACTGAAAATTAGAAAAAAATAATAAACGCTAAAAAAAAACAAAATGGCACAATCAATTAATTTCCAAGGAAGCGCAGGCGCTCAAATCAGTGGCAGCACTTCCTTAACTCCTGCACCAGGAAAGGCTTTGCAAAACAGCAACTACCTTTCTAATGCAGATTACACATTTGCACAGCAATACTTGCCAGACTTATATGAGCAAGAGTTTGAGCGTTACGGAAATCGTTCTGTAGCTTCTTTCTTGCGTATGGTAGGTGCTGAAATTCCTTCTTCTTCTGATTTAATCAAATGGAGCGAGCAAGGAAGATTACACATACAAGACTCTGGTACTATTAACGGCGCTGGCGACATCGACGGATTAACTGCTCACAGTCTTCGTGTAAACCAAACAATTATCATCTCTAAAACTGGAAGTCAAGCTAAAGCTTTAATTACAGCTGTAGCTGCTGACAGTATTACAGTAAAAACATATGCATCTTTAGACTTAGTAAACCAGGCTGGTACTGATGGAAATGGTCCTTTTGATGACAATGATGCTGTAACTATCTTTGTATTTGGTTCTGAATTTAAAAAAGGAACTAGTGGAATGGATGGTTCTTTAGAAGCTGATTTTGAAGCTAAAGAGAACAACCCAATTATCATCAAAGATAAGTATGAGGTATCAGGTTCTGAAATGGCACATGTTGGATGGGTTGAAGTAACTACTGAAGGCGGAGCTTCTGGATACTTATGGTATTTAAAATCAGAAAGTGAAACTAGACTAAGATTTGAGGATTACCTTGAAACTTCAATGATTGAAGGTGAGCCTGCTGCGTCTGGTTCTGGAGCTGCAACAGCTGGTTACAAAGGTACAAAAGGTCTTTTCTACGAAGTAGAAAATGGCGGAAACGTATCAACTGGAACTATCTCAGACAGAGAAGATTTAGAAGATATCGCTAAGGTTCTTGATAAAGAAGGAGCTATTCAAGAGAACGTTATGTTCGTGAATAGAGCTACATCTTTTGACGTAGACAAAGTATTAGCTGCACAAAACAATTCTGGAGCATCAACTGCTTCTTACGGATTGTTTGACAACGACGAAGATATGGCCTTGAACCTTGGGTTCTCTGGTTTCCGTATCGGATATGACTTTTACAAGTCTGACTGGAAATACTTAAATGATGCTACTACTCGTGGTAACATTGGAGGAATTGACGGTATCGTTGTACCTGCTGGTTCTGTTACAGTTTATGACCAAGTTCTTGGAGAGAACGCTAAGAGACCTTTCTTACATGTAAGATATAGAGTTTCTCCTACTGAAGACAGAAAATACAAGTCTTGGGTAGTTGGTTCTGCTGGAGGAGCTGCAACAAGCGGTGACGACAAAATGGAAGTTCACTTCTTATCAGAGCGTGCTCTGTGTACGATGGGAGCTAACAACTTCTTATTAATGAAGTAATAATAAATGGGGAGGGGTTTTCTCCTCCCCTTTTTTTTAATTTAATCTAATACATAATATAATGGCAACAAAAACTGCAAAAAATGCGTTTGGATATAACTCTATACTACCAAACTTAGAACAAAAAGAAAGAGTATTTATTTTAAAAGGAAATAAATCACCAATACGGCTTATGATAGCTGTAAAACACACTTCAAGAAAACCTTTAACATATTTTGACGGAAACCTAAATAGAGCACTAAGGTATGCTACAAACCAACTTAGTCCATTCCAGGACGAGCAAGACGGTGTAGCTACTATGGAGCCTATTGTTTTTGAAAATGGAACTTTAATTGTTCCTGATTTCAATGTTAATCTTCAAAAGTTTTTATTCATTCACCCCGAATATAATAAAACTTTTTTTGAATTAGACAAGGAGGCAAATGCGTCAAAAGAGGTTGAGGAAATGTATACAACATTAGACTCTCAAATAGCTGCTAAAAATTTAGATATAAATGACTTAGAAGCAATAGCTAGAGTTTGCTTATCATCATCAGCTTCAAATCTAACATCATCAGAATTGAGAAGAGATATGATATTGTATGCAAAGAAAAACCCTACTGAATTCATGAGTTTAGTTAATGATGAGAATCTTAAACTAAGAAATATAGCTGCAAAAGCTGTTGAAATGGGTATTCTTCACATTAAATCAGACAACAGAACAGTTGTTTGGAATAAAGATAGAAAAAAGAAAGTAATTATGGCTCCATTTGGAGAAAACGTATATAGTGCTTTAGGTATGTATTTTAAGACAGACGAAGGACTTGATGTTTTACAAAAGATTACTAACAGTCTATAATTAGATTGTATGCATCGTGAAGGGAGAGAGGTTGCAAATTGCGACCTCTTTTTTTGTACTTTTGTAAAAAATATATCCTATGATTAATAGTGTAAGGAATACTGTTATGTTTTTGCTAAATAAAGATAACAGAGGATATGTATCTCCTTCAGAGTTTGATTTTTTTGCAAAACAAGCACAGCTTGAAATATTTGAATCTTATTTTACAGAGTATTCAAAGGCTGTTTTTATGCAAAACAATAGAAGAAAAGCAGCAAACTACGGGGATACAGTTCAGCACATACAAAACAAAATTGATAAGTTTTATTCAAACGCAAACTTAGCATATCGTGATGTGGGACTTGCGAGTCCAAGCGTTGGTGAAGAGCAAGATTATTTTGACTTACCAACTGATTTATATAAATTAATTAACATCACTTATCAAGGTGGTTTTGGTTCTAGCACAACTATGGGTGGCGGCGCTGTAGTTCAACCTGTTAGACCACACAAGTTTGATATGATTGTGAACAGCAATATTACTCAGCCGACCGTTACATATCCAATCTATGTTCGTAGTGCTAATACCATATATGTAAGACCTTTGTCGATACAATCTAATATTCAGGCAAACTATATTCGAAGACCAGTCGACCCACACTGGGGTTATAACACTATTAACTCGGACCCTGTTTACAATGCAGATAGCTCAACAAATTTTGAAATATCAGGAGAAGATGAAACAGAATTAGTTGTGAAAATTTGCAAATATGCAGGATTAAGTATTAGAGAGGCTGATGTTGTACAAGTAACAGCGCAGCAAGAGCAAGTAGAATTTACAAAAGAAAACTCATAAAGCATGCCAGTTATAGGAAGACACATAGACCATAGAGAATATTATCAAAATGATGGCAACTTGCCATTAAGTGAAAACTGGGGTACATATCAGTATTTACTCTTATCTGATATAATAAATAATTTTATGCTGTCTTATGTAGGCGACAATAAGGTTATAAATAAGATAGATAGAAATGAAGTTGTATTTCATGCAAAAAGAGGTTTACAAGAAATTCATTATGATGCATTAAGAGAGGTAAAAGGTTTTGAGGCTGAATTGCCAGATAACCTAAAAATGCATCTACCACACGACTTTGTTAGTTGTGTTAAGGTTTCATATGTTGGAGATGATGGTTTAACCCATCCTATTGTGACTAATTATAACACAGCAACTCCTACAAGTTATCTTCAAGACAACACTGCTCAGAAAAACATACTTTTAGACAATAATGATGATGCTCTTACAGGTACTCCTGTAATTGAGACAAACTGGGCAAACCAGCCTGGTGATGCTAAAAAAATGCCTTCTAGAAATCTACTAGGTCAAAATTTTGGTATGGACACAGCTTCAAAAAATAATAATGGAAGCTATGTTCTTGATAAAAACCAAGGTTTAATTCTTTTTAGTTCTGATTTAACTGGTAAGAATATTTTGATAGAATACGTTTCAGACGGTATGTATGGCTTGGCTGATAATGAAATAAAAGTTCATAAACTTGCTGAAACCTTTATGTATGATTATATCGTTTCAAATATACTGAAACAAAAATTTGGTGTTCAAGAGTTTATTGTAAGAAGAGCTCAAAAACAAGCTTTAGCTTCATTAAGAAACACAAAAATTAGACTCAATTCTATTAAATTAAACGAACTAACTCAGATATTAAGAGGAAGAGATAAGTGGATAAAGTAGTATGAAAATACAGAATTTTTTTAATACAGGTAAAATGAACAAAGACGTCGATGAACGTCTTGTTAAAAGTGGAGAGTTTCTAGACGCTAGAAATATCAGAGTACTCAATACCGCTTCTAGTGATGCTGGGGCTATTGAAAATGAAAGGGGAAATGTTCAGCTAACAAACATACCTGTAGCACAAAACCCAAAGTGTATTGGTTCTGTATCAGACGAGGCAGAAGAAAAAATATATTGGGCAGTAGTAAACAATGTTGGATATTCTTACATATTTGAGTATGATGCGATAAACGACATAACATCAACTGTTTT